GGACCTCCAGTCCAAAGTGATTGTTCGTTGAGCTGCAGGGTTTCCTCGGTTACACGTCCAAAAATCATAGCACCCAATCGGCCATTTCCAATGGGCAGAGCTTCGTCCCATACTTTGGCGGGTTGTGTGTACCAGAGAGTGGATGCATTTGTGGGTTTTTGCGCGCTCACATTCATCCCAATAATTAGCACTATGGCTGAAATAAGAAATAATGTTCTGCTGTTCCGTTTAATTTTCATTTCTTCAATTTAGTTAGATTTAATTTGCGAATAATATTTTGTTTGTTCAAGTGTCGGGCAACCTTCAGCGGGATAAACCGACTTGATATTTTATAACCTGAGAGAAAGAGTTATTGGAATAAATTAGCATACAAAGGAAATCATTTAAACTTGACAATAAATAGAAAATCGTTCATTACTTCTGTATAATCATACAGGGTTTAATGAACGATTTATAGGTTTAATAAAGCAGTTTAGAAGAAAAAAAAATAATAAAGCGAGTCAAACAAAAATCGTTTTATTCAAGGGCATAAAAACATATAATACATAAAACTGAATGAAACTTATTGAGAATAAACAATATACAAAAAGGCTCAAAAAAACAATTTATACATTTACTTTAATTCTACTTTAATAATTAGGCTTCTCGTGAGCCTTTTTTTATGCATTACTTTAATAGTGGCTTATGAATGGTTTAATAATGGCGTAAAAGCCTATTAAATAAAGGATAAACGACTATGTGAGCCTGCAATTTTACGCCCCCAATAGCCTCTATTTTAAAGCCTACCGGTTCGATTCCGAGTAGGCTATTTTTATGCCTAAAAAACGAAAAATACAAGAGTTACGGCATAGTTACGGCATCAAATACGGCTAAAGTTTAGTTATTTGATAGCCTATACGATAGTATTATTATTAATAAACACTGAAAAAACAAACATTAATAACCCTTTAATACATAAAATATGGACAATTAAAGCAAAAATATATGCACATAATTAATTGACTTGCAATTGATTATGTGCATATTAGTTCAAAAAAGCGTAATTATTTGCTATTTATCTATTGATTTAGTCACTTTTAAAAGGATGTTACTCATTTCTTCCATCCGATCCTCTACGTTTTTTATGCGATGATAGTATGTGTCATTGATGTTTGGCATTTTTGCCGAAATATGCAAGTCTACATGCCAAATGAACATTAAATCATTGTGGTCGATATTGAAGTTGGGATAACTCAGTTTGTCTACATTATCCGACATACAGACTATAAAACCCTTCTTTAATCTGTTTTTTACTCTTTTTATGTAGCTTCCACCCTCTCTATGAACAATAAAATATACATGTTCATCACGCATACTAATCCACTCAGAACGATCTAACAGGCGAATAACTAACTTATCGTAGTCATAAAACGTAGGAGACATTGATTCACCTTTGTTTTTGACACAAACAGTTACTGAATTCTTTTTTACCATGCTGGACGGTAATACAATGTATTCAAGGGTATCTATATTACTCGGATTAATATATCCTGTTATACCAGCAGCCCCCGCCACATCCATAACCGGTATTTTGACTACATCACTTCCGTAATATGGGTCAGGTTGTGATATACAACTAGAGATTTCACCACTATTTGCTATGAACATTTCACCACCGTTTGATATAAGCCAATTCAGGTTAATTCCGAAGTTTTGAAACATAGAATTACATATTTCTGAACTAACACCCATCCTTCCTGCTGTAATTTCAGACAATCTGGAGGCTGTAATATTTATTTTTTGTGCAAAATCGGCTTTGTTTTGTACAATTCCTTTGTTTAAACATGTATTTAAGACATCTTTAAATCGCTGATTTATATTTATTTCCATTGTGCCATAAAAAATAATTACGTTTTTCTGAATAAATGCTTTGAAATTACGATTTTCTGAATTACATTTGCAACGTGATTCACTACTGAAACAAATTGAAAAGCAAAAGTACTAAATTAATCAGAAAAAAATTATATGGAACTAGAAAACAAAATAGTAGTCGACTATAAGGTCAAAAAAAAGCTTCTAATCATTGCTACATATCCAACGATAAGAAAAGCTCTTAAAGGATATGTAAATACTCCACAAGCATTGAGAATTAGGAAGGCCGCATTAGATAACGGAGGTGTAATAATCCCAAAACTAGATAATGATGAAAAAACTAATTTATTGGGCGTTTGACCGCTTATTATCTGATCCTCTAAATGAAAGGATTTGCACCTGGGCATTAGCTATATCCGGAATCCTATTTTTTGGAAATATGATTATCCACTATTTAATTCAGAATAGATGACGCGTGAAGTTCAACTTAAAGATTTAAAGTTAGGATCAAAGTTCATGTTTCTTCGAGCTGATGATGTATTCATACTTCTTTATCCTAAAGATTGGAGAAATGTAGTAGGATATTCAGCTACTACTGATGGAAAATCGAAATTAAAAGAGATTCATTGCTCAACATGGGTAAGAGAGATTTGCTAAAAAAAAGAAGTCGACAATAATTTTTTACGACTATGTACAATTTAATAGATGACACATTAACTATTTCTGTGAATGACTGGAAAAGTGCCGGTCTTACACAAAATCAGTTTGAGCATGACAGTAAATCTGGCTATTTATCAATTTATCGTCGTGGCCTAAACGGCAATACTCTAATTGATGTACGATCAATAAAACGACCTGAGAGATTGAACGTGTTGGAGCGGGTTTACGGGAAAATAGTTGACGTAAAGAAAACTAACTCAATTTTTAATGTAGAGATTGACCATAAGGCTAGAACATTCTTCATTAGTTACCGTAAACCTGACGGAACGCCAATAGAGCCGAATAGGATTGAGGAATACGTAAACCGTGCATCAATTTTCAATGCACTTGAAACGGGACTAAAGCAACAAATGGCTGCGAGGGCTAAAAGTGGCAGCCGGTTGAAAATGGGTGAGTTTTGGACGGATGCTGTTGATTGGTTCCTGGAACAAACAGAAAAATATCAATGCACCCCAATAGGTAATGCGCGAAGTCTTGAAAGGGCATTTAAAGAGTATTTAAACGGCGGTTATGAAGTGCTTATTCATAAGAATGTCGGCAATGATGCGGCTCGTAAAGTATCGGTTTCTGCTGAAAAGTTATTCCTAGCACTTTGGCGGACAAACGACAAGCCATTCGTACTTCGGGTACATGAATTATATCTCGAATTCGTATCAGGCAGCAAAGAGCTATTTGACAAAAGCACCGGTGAGATTTTCAGACCTCAGGATTTTATGCACAAAGGACGTGCAATGGAGGTGAGCGTGGCGACTATATGGAGCTATCTGAAGGATGTTGTAAACAACACAGCTGTGTACTCCGACAGAAATGGAAACTTTGACTATATGGATAAGGTAAGGCCGAAAAAACATCGCACACCGGGTCGTTTCTCTCTCAGTAAAATTTCGATGGATGACGTGGCCATGAGTCGCAAATCTAACAGGGGTTGGATTTACAAATATATGGCGGTGGATGTGGTGAGCGGTTATTGGTTCCGACCGGACTATGTACTTGGAAAACCTACGGTAAGGACCATTCACAATACTTTCAGGAATATGTTTTGCGAGCTTGACGAATTGGGATTGCCGATGCCTGGAGAACTTGAAGTTGAATACGCACTGATGAAGCATATCGACTGGCTTGACAAAGCGTTCCCATTTGTTCGGTTCTGTAACTCCCCTACGGAAAAACGAGCCGAACACGCCATTAAGGCATTGAAGTACGGAGCTGCTAAGGATGCAGGACACACTCGGGGGCGTTGGTTTAGCAAAAATGAAGCATGGAAAGCCATACGACACAAAGAGGATGGCGATTTTGTAGAACCGATGTACCAACCTCAAACAATTGTACGTGATGACTTGGACGACATTGAAAAGCACAATAACGAGCTTCACCCATTGCAAAAGACTTATCCTGGAATGACCAGGAAGCAGGTTTTAATTACGCAGGTTAACCCGAATTTACAGCCGATAGAGCACTGGCACCTTTACAAGTTTATAGGCAACGAAACACAAACATCAATCTATCACAATGATTTTTGCCCGGTATCGAACGAACAATTTGAGCTAAAAGACTTCAAAAATCTGAAAAAACTGAAATCGAACGATAGAACCGTAACTGCTTACTGGCTTCCAAACGAGGAAGGATCAATCAACGAGGTTTATCTGTGGCAAGGTGACACTTTCATAGGCGAAGCGATAAACAGATCGCTGACCAGCTACAACGAATGTGCTATTGAGCGGACGGAAAAGGATGAGGTTAATATGCTTGAGCAAAACAAACGACTTGCAAAGTTCGACAAGTTTGTGAAAGATGAAAAAGCGGAAATTCCGAAAATTGGAAGCTACAAAGCAACTCCCGAAAAAGTGTATGAGGAAGTTGAAATAATGGAAACACTACAGCCTAAAGGATATGACGGAGACGAAGATTTGACGGTTGAAGATTGGAGCAAATTTGCGAGAGAATCATTATAAAACGATTTAAAACACCATGAATATGATAACAGAAGAATTAAAAAAAGCAATAGTTGAAAGTTTGGCGGCAAGTCGCCAGTTGTTTGACGGATCGGATTCGAAGTTTGCCATTAGTTTAGGCATTAACGGAGCGCAATATAACCGAATTAAAAACGGTGACACCACTAAGGTGTTGAGCGATGCAGTTTGGATTTCGTTGGCACGTAGACAGGGTGTGAGCATAAATAATACACCAGCTTGGAAAATTGCAAAAACGCCTGTGTTTGAATTTATTACCATGCAATTAGAAATTTGCCAAAAAGAGGGTATTAGCTCACTGCTTTGTGATTTATCGGATATTGGAAAAACGGTTGCAGCTGTTCATTATGCAAAAACTCACAAGAACGCAATTTACTGCGATTGCTCACAGGTAAAAAGT